ACCAGTACTTGTAATTCTAAAACCATTAAAAGTAGTATTACTACCAGAACATTCAGGACAATCACATCTTAATCCTCCATTAAATACACCTCTATGGGTTTTATGTGTAGTATAGTTCTTAATTCTATTATATACTTTCTCAAGTAATACAACGTCTTTTTGACAATATTCTATCATTAAATCCATAGATTTTGGATTGTTATCTGTGATTATATTTAACCATAACTGGAATCCACCAGTAGATAATTTTCCACCAAATCCTAAAAACTTGGCTATGTAATCAAGCTTATTAGAGTTAAATCTAAAACCTTTCCTACTTAATTTAAGTGTATCTATACTTTGAATATCAGGTAATACATCAATATTATGAAGTAAACATCTAGTTCTAAACCATTTAATATCAAAGTTATCACTGTTATGACCTATCACTTCATCAGCAGAATTAAGTACTTTAGCAAAATCTTTCATCATTTGCTTATCATCACCTTTATTCCAACTTAATGAATGAACTTCTTTTTCATGTTCCCACTTCCAACATATACATATAATAGCACGCTCTTTTATAATATTTTCATGTGGTATGTTTAGTTTATAACCAACATTCCAACTAAATACTACATTAGGACTTGTTTCTATATCAAAATAAAGCCTTCTAAAAGGTTTTTCAACCATTCCTGATACTTTATTAGCTACTTGACTAGATACCTTCTTATATGCAACATTTAAAAGTTTGCTTGATTTACTTATATAAGGGTAAACTTCATTACGAACTGTTTCTCTAGCTCTTATAATCTCAGTTACCTTAGCAGTATCAAACAAACCTTGTAAATATTCTACAGATTTTTTACAATAACCTGGTTTTATCCTTAGAAAAGATAAAATTCTTTTGTATTCTGCTTTATCCAACTTCTCATTTATTCTTTCCACTCTTGCAGATTTGCTCATCTTGTTTATTATTAATTAAAATTTAATTTCTTTATCTTTATAGTTTTCTTGTAAAAACTTATTTATTAAATACTTTAATGAAACTTTATAATTATCAGTAGTATCATTTTTAATTGTTACAATACCATTATCTTTATCTACTGCTTCAATATTTAAAACTTCTACTTTCTTTTCATCAAAAGTTAATTTAAGATTATGATCTATTACAAGAATCTTGTTAGGATTACTAGTAGTTTCTATTAAACTTTTAAATATAAGTCTGTAAAATTTAAATATTGCTAAATTATATTCTATCGTAGTAATGCCTAATAAATCATAATTCATAAACAATATACCTTGGCTACTAAGGGCTTTTATTGTTTCTTCATTATCTGCATCATTATAAATATTTTTTAAACTATTTAATAAAGTATAAGTATTTGTTACAGGAGTTTTAAGTATTTTAGCTAATATTACAACACATATCTCATCAGGACTACTATGCTTAAAACTATTAAACATACTTAATCTATCTTCAACAGTTTTGCTATGATCATTAGCTATTTTAAAAATATTATAAAAATCTGTTTCATTTACTAAATTATTATCTACAAAAAACTTAGTCCATTCTTCACCAAATATTTCAATAAGAAAAGTAGTTAATATTTCATTAGCTATTTCATCACCATGTTCATGTGCTAATAATTCTATTTTTTGTACTATACTACCTTCATTATCTGGTTTAAATTCTTCTACTTTTTCTACAACAGGTACACTTTTAATTTGTCCCAGTGCTTCCAAATCCTGAAACCCCTCTTTCTGTGGCTCTAAGTTCTTCTCCATTTTCAATTGTTTTAAATATTGCTTTTTCTACTTTAGCTAATACACCTTGGGCTATTCTATCACCTTTAGATATAGTTCTTACTTCATTAGACAGATTAATTAAAATTACTGCTATTTCTCCTCTATAATCCATTTGTTATCTTGAAAGCTCTTTATCTCTCAAATCTATACTTTTATTGCTCAGTTATTTGTATAGCTCAGACTATATCATCACTATTTCTAGTGTTGGATGTTCGTGGGTTTATTATATTCTATATTTCTATAGTTTCAAAACCTAGTCGTTGAACCCGCTAGCTTTGTTAAAGGCTAGATAGGCTGCTGATTGTCCTCTTCAGGATTTTCCAGCAATTTATCCAATTTAAAGACTCCAATTATTCTACCATTATTATTATTTCTAATTATTTTTTTATCCTTTAAATGTTCTTTGGTATGTTCAGATCTTGTTAAAGGTTGTAAATTAGAAATTTCATTATTATTATGATTATGATCTATATGATGTACATCTATATCTTTTTTTAAATAGTGTTTGTTATTAATTAATACAAAATATTTTATATCAAATAACATGTAATTTTGTTCTACTATTAACCTATGCTTTTTAACTCTACTATCCCTATCTTTAAAAGGATGTTCAGGATTATAAACTTTTATATCTATCTGATTATGATTCTTTTTTTTAATTTCCAACCCTTTAAAAGAACTATTTAATTCTCCTTTTAAACCATATTGATGATTATTTTCACCTTTAGTATATTCTTTTTTAAAAAGTAGTAAACACTCTTTAGAACATGTAGGATTTTTGAATTTTAATTTATCTAATCTAGATTTTTTTAAATACATAGGTTTTTTACAAATACCGCATTCACAGTTAGAAGGTTTTGAAACTTTTAAATTTGCTTCATAACAATGATAAGAACAAAAGTTCATAGGATATTTTTTAGTAGAGTATTTTTCATACTCTTTATTACACATAACACAATTCATAATTTTTTATATTTTGTACAAATATATAACATAATTAATAATAATTATTAATTTTCCTGGTATTGTAGATTAAGCTCTACATAGCTTTAGTTTAGAGTCTATTGTCCCTGGAGCATTTAATACAGTAATAGTTTGCTTTAAAGCTAAACCACTTCTAGGTCTAATTTGTATTTCAGTATCATCTGGTAATTCTACCATTATTCCTGTAGGTACTAACACAGGCTCATTAGGATATAATACAGCATCTTGTGATGCTACTAAATCAAATCCACTTGAGCCTTCTGTAGCATATTTAGGAATAACTCCATTTTCAGTTGTTTTAATTTTTACTTCTATCATTTATATACTTAAATCTAATACTACTTTTTTCTCATTTAATAATTTACAAATACCTTCAGCTATTCCTTTAGTATTTGCAAAATAATTCTTAACTGTACTAACTACAATTTTTACATCTTTACTTTCTATATATACAATATCATGGCTTTTATTGCTTTCATTAAGTTGTATTATATAAGTACCTTCAATACCTATATTTTTTAGTGAACTCATATTTCTAGTTTTAGTTGATTTTCTTTTACTTTAGTGTATATTTTATTCCTGTTATCTATAACAGTATTATTTATTACACCTTCTTCTAACATTAATATACTAGCTGAAGCATGAGATAAATGTGAGTTACCACTTTCATCCATATCTTCACCCATTAACCAAGCATCTAAATGTCTTTGACAAGCATCGTACAATCTTAAAGCTTCTATTTTACCAGAATAATTAAATTTATTGTATTTCTTTTGTCCATAATTAAATGCTTTAATTGTATTTATTAATGCTTTTCTAGGTAAATCTGAATGTTCATACTTACCTGTATCATATTTTGTAACTTCTCCTATCATCTTACATAAACTTTTTAATATCAAATACTTCTATTCTAAATTCAGGTTTACTAGATATTTCTCTTTTAGGTAATTTAGCATCTAGTTGCTGTTCTAGTAATTCAATATCTGTATTACTAGGATAGAATATTTTTTTATACTTATTATATAAATCTTTATTATATCTTAAATAACATTGTAATGATAATTCTTTAAAACTATTACTAGTCTTAGAAAAATCACCATTAATTAGTAAATAAAAATCATTTATATAAGCTCTAGGAAAGTTAAACTTAAATATGTAATAATTCTCTGTTTCAGTATAAGATTCAAATAACTTATTGTTAGTTAATTCTTCATATACTTTCAGATAACTAGCAGTATCTTCAAAACTTCTTGTATATACTACCACTAATTTTTCATAATCTTCTACTATTTCTACATAAGAATTGTAATAATTCTTACCCCAAAATACTAAAGGATAATTCAACAAGTTTCTAAAAAACATAGAACTGCAAGTTTCTATATTATTATCAACTGTGTCCGTGATTAAAGTACTCTCCCTCATTTTCTTCCCCTTCATTTCTAATACTTTTACCATATAAATCTAATATATCTCCAAGTTCCATATCTTTAAATAAAGACATATCTCTTTTTAAATATATCAGCTTAAAACTTTCTGCAAATGATTCAACTCCTTTTTCTAACCCTAACCTCTTTATGAAGGTAGTCAAGACCAAGTTTGAATAATCCCCAACATCTGTATTTCCTAACATATTAGAAGCTGATACAGCCCCTAACCCTTTAAGGTACTTTATATTATCTACTTTATCTCCTATTAGCATTTGATACCATAAGTTATATTCACTATCTTCTTTAGAAACATATTGTACTTGTTTCTTATTAAGATTGTAATGATAACCAGGTATTTGTAATAAGTCTTTATCAGTAGAAAATATAATAGTGTTACTATTTTCAGATTGATTAGCTGCTAGAGCATCATCGGCTTCATAACCATCTACAAAGTAGAAAGTGTCTGTTGCGGATAGATGGCGTTTGAGCTCATTCAAATTATCAGGCAATAAAAAAGCTGTTCTATTAGCTTTATATTTAGCTGTAACTTGTTTTCTAAAACTATTACTACTAAAATAACCAATATATTTATTTATATTCATGTCATTACTACAAACTGTAGCTCGTAAATACGCATAAAACTCTTTTATCAAATCATCCAAACTCCTGCCCTCTTGACTTCCATATAAAGAAATTTGTTCTGAAGTTTGTTTCTTATTAACAGCTATTCTAAAAGCAAAAATATCAGCATCTAATAATGCTATTGTAACATTTTTAGGTACTTCTTCTACTATAGAATATCTCATTAATCTAAAACATTATCATTTACAAATTCTATCCATTCATCATACAAATTAGATAAATAATATATCTTTTGTTTATCAAAATGAATATTCATTCTGTCAGAAAGCTCATCTATATAATCACTGATTAGCGATCCTACAGAATATCTTCCATTTATTGCTAGATTAAATAACCTGCTATTTGTATTATCTTTACCATATTTATCTATAAAATTGGTAATTTTTTGTACAAATTGTTCAGGGTATTTAACTGTTACTTCTGTTAAATTCTTAATAACTGTTTGTTTCATCTATTTAATTTATAATTTCAACAATAAAATTAGTTGTAATATATTGTTGTAAGTCATTAACTAGTTGTTCTAATTCTTTATTTTTTTCTTCAGTTATTATAAAAATTTTATTTGTTTCATCAAATTCATACAAATCATTATGATTATATTTAGATTTAATCATAATTTCTGCTAAATCATCACTTAATAATTGTAATTCTATTTTAGATATTATCATATTTTAAATATAGTTATTGTTAATAATGTTTCTTCAGATTCTATATATGTACAAGGAGTACTCCTTACATATTGAACAGAATCATCTTCTATTATAGTATTTTTCAATACATCTAATAAACATTTCTTATAAAATAAAGCATGATTATCTAAATCCCAATCACCTCTTCCAATAGGCTTTCTAAATTCCATAGCTACTCCAATAGGATAAGCTTCTTTAGTTAACTTTTTAAAAGGTTTTATATAAGGATATAAAAATGATTTTATTTCGTTAGCTATTTTACTTCTTAAATTATGGTCTATCCCTGACCATAAATCATTACCTCTAATTTTCTTAAATTTAGGTGTACCAGCTGCACGTATGTTCTTTAATATTTTTTCATTGTTTTCATCAATTAAGAATCCTAAACTATTGTATTTATATTTAGGATTGTTTAAGTATCTTTTAGGTATTTTAGTACCTTTCTTATAATAAATTGGTCTTCTCTTTTTAGAAAGTTGAACAAATTCTATATAATCAGGTATCTCGATTTTATAAATTAGATTACTAGATAATTCTTTGTTTTCTTCATGGTTTAATTGTTCCATTTACAAGTTTATCTATTACTTCTTTTGCTTCTTGATACCCTCTTTCTTTTATAAAATCAGAAATATCTTTAATATCATATTCATCAGGAATAAATATTGAAGGTATTTTAAAGTCTTTGTTTAGCTTATCTGCACCTCTTTTACCAGCTTCATCTGTATCATAAAATGATATAATATTAACAAATCTTTTAGTTAGCTTATTATAGAATTCATATTCTAATCTATTAGCTTCTCCTTGTAAACTAATAGCATTATAACCTAGTTTATATAATACAATAACATCTTTTAAGCTCTTTGTAATGATTAAAGTAGTATCAAGGTTAGATAACATATCATAGCCTTCTATATTCTCTTTAGAACCATTAAAAAGCCATTTAAACTTTCTATCAGCCAAAGGAGAGTATATCTTGTAGGATATTCTATCAAATTCACTAAATTCATAAGCATAAATTGGATTATTATTTGTATAGTATTTAACTAATTTATCATCTAAAAATACTTGCTTACAACTAAAAACATTAAATTTTACTAAATCTTCTATATTTACTGAATATTGCTTCCAGTAATCTATATCTATTTTAGTAAAAGGTTGTTTTCTTATAGTTATAATTTTCTTATTATTAGTTGTTTTGCTGTTGTAAACATCAGAAGAATCAACTTGAATTCTTGGTAATTGCTTACTATTAGATTTATTAATATTAAAATCATTGGATATTATTTTTAAAGCTTCTATAAAAGTACACATATAAAGCTTTTGTACTATACTAAAACAATCAAATGTTTCACCTGTTGAAAAGTCTTTAGCTATTATTTTATTGTTAATTTCTTTAATACCAAAACTAGGATTACTATCCTTTCTAAAAGGACTGCTAATCAAGGTATTATATTTAATTTTAACATTAAGATAATATTCGACTATTTCTAAAGGTGAAACATAAGATAATATTAGGTCTTTACTGATTTTTTCTTCTTTATTTGAAAAATCAAATCTCAAATTTAGAATGGTAAATCATTTTTTTGAGGAGCAGCTACGTTTTCAGAAGGTAATCTTTCTACGTCATACTTATTTGTTTCATCAAATTTTAACTTTGATTCCCCTGCATTTACTTTAACCATATTCTCACAAAAGTCAGGTAAACCAATGTCTGATTTAATTCTAACTTTTCCTTCTTTATTCATATACTCAACACCTTTAACTTTCAATCTAAAAGCTTTACCAGTTAATGCAGCATTGATTTTATCAATATTATTCATACTAGCTACTTTATCATTTTCATAATGTTTAGTTAGCATGTGTTTTAATTTAGAAGTTGTATAAGGAACAGCTCCGCCTTCCATAGACCAACTAACTTCCAATTCTTCACCATTTTCTTTAACAAAGCCTACTTTAACAACATTTTTACCATTAGGTGTTGTATCTGCCATAACTCCTGTTACAGTAACTCCTTCGTGAATACCTGGACGCATAATTTGCTTACCTGTTACTACTCTATCTCCTTCTACACTATTAAAATCTAAATTCATCTGTTTCTTGTTTTTACGTTAATTACTAATTTACTTATCCTATTTCTAGGTTCTATTTATTTTACAAACTCTAATACTTTATCTAAAATAAAGTTACTATCATTTGTTATTTTTAATATATCCTCTCCAAAAATATCAGGAGGACACTTTGCTGATGTACCTTCAGCAGCTAATATAAAGCTGTATTCAGGCTTTTTACCATCATGAAATCTTTTATCTGTATATAAGACCATTGTATAGTCTTTTTCTACAAAACCCTCAAATTCCTTACCTTTAACTTTAATACGTTTTTCAGGAGCTCCTTCTAAGTTTAATATTTCATAATGTCCTGTTACAAACACTTCTTTTTGTACTCGTTTAACATAGGTATTAAACATACTAATAAACTCAGCATATTGTTGCCATACGTCAAAACCTTTCTTAGTTTTTCTAGCTTCTTGTAAAGCTAAATCAACAGCAGCACTAAAACTATCTATTACTATACAAGTAACATCAGGTAATTTTGCTGCATCCGCTATAGCTGTTAAAACATCTTGAGAAGTATTACACCTAATATTATACTTTAAATTATTTTTAAATGGTAAAGGTTTATTCTCTACATTTATAAAATAAGTAGTATTAGGATTCATATTTCTAAAAGAATATGTTTTACCATCACCACTTGAGCCTACAATAAATATCTTGTAATAATCTCTTTCTACCGCACTTTTTTCCATCTCTAATTATTTAATTTATTTATGTATTCTCTATAAGAATCATCAGTCATTTCACTTGCTGGAGGTAATTCTAAGAATGTTCCTGCTTTTGGGTTAAATAATATACCCAACGCTGTGTTATCTACAGACAACCTGTTCTTGATTACTTTAAGCATAATAAAATTACTTTTGAATTCTTTTAATCTATATTTTAGACATTCATTCATGTCAAGCTTATATGGATTCATTAATCCAATCACTATATCAGCATCATCATAAGGATTCCTTGTATTTTTAAAATCAGACTGTTGGGGAGATAAATCTACACCTTTTAATCTACTTCTATCAACACTAGATAAACTATCGTTAAATTGGCTTATATTAAAGAAACTATAACCAAATTGATTCTTTAATTCTACACAATACTCACTCCATTTATCTATATTTTCCTTAACACTAAAACCTCTCTCTAAACTCATTAAACTTAAATGATCTAATACAACAATACATTGCCAGTCTGGGTCATTTGGTATAAATTTAACTATTTTTTGTTTGGTTGTACCGTCTTCTGCTTTATATGGTTCATAGATAAATCTACCATTAGCTTTACCATGTTGCCAAAGTTTAAAATACATTCCTGTAGGATTCTCTGGTTTAAATGTAAAGTTAATCTTAGAGAACATTTCTTCCATAGTAGGTATTTCACTATATATTAAGTCTTGTTCATCTTTAGTTAATCTATTATTACCCAAACCTTTGATTTTCTCAGGAGCTATAGTTATTCCATATTTATTGTAAATAATATTACTTAACATATTACATTGCTTAGTAACTTTATCTATTTCATAACTAAAATAAAACACATCTAATTTTACTTTCTTAGCTTTAGCATCTTGCATAGCATTACTAAGAATAAAATCAACTAATGTTGTTTTACCTGCCCCTGAGTTAGCACCTATAAGTGTATTACACTTTCTCTGAACTCCAAATATTATTTTGTTTAATCTCTTAAAACCATTAGATAGCCCCTCATACTTACCCAACAATCCTTCATCTATACGCTGTTTTAAGTCACTCATTACATTAAATAGTATTTAATCTATCTTCACCTAAAGGTATTTCTTCTAATTTACTATCATTCATATTTTCTAAGTATGATAATAAAGTAGAAGTATCATCTTTAGATACAAAATTATTGCTTTTTTGGCAATATTCAAACCTATTTATACTCTGTTGATTAATATAATTTTTAGTAGCCTTAAAAATCATATCTTTATTATATTCAGGGTATAAACTTAACAATTTTTCTAATTTTTTGTTACAGTCTGCTTTATCAGTCTTAATGAAAAAACCTGCTCTATTTTTAGTTTTAGCTGGAAATAAGTTATACCACTCATCTATCCAGTCAATATCTACTTTAGTAGGTTTAAACAAGCTAGCTATTTCTTTAGACTGCTCAACACCTGAAGGTGTTAATTTAAGATTTTTAAATATTATTTTATCATCTATTTGTTCTATTAGCTTTAATTCAGCTAATTGTTTATAAGTAGTATAGTCAATATTTTCATAAGCCATTCTAGCTTTGATATAAGATACATCTTTTTTGTATATACTATATAATACAATTAGCTGATTAATACTAAATTTTTGCAATAACTCTATTAAAGTTATCATGTTAAAAGCTTTCTGAATTTCCTGTAGTTCCTGAAAGACCTTCTATACTATCTATTCCTTGAAATTCTGAATTAGGCATTACTATCTCATCTCCAGGAGAAGGATAATATGCTGTACTACCAGAAGTAGTAGTTCCAGTTCTAAAAGTAAATCCACTATTAGAAATAGCATATTCTCTAGCTCTAATTTCTGCATTTATTTGTTCTCTTATTAAATCAAAAGTTGAATCTACACTTCTAGTTGTTTCTTCAGTTTCAAAAGGTATATCATCATTATCATCATCCATATCATCTTGATCCATCATTTCATCATATTGCTCATTAAATATAGATAAAGCTTCTTCTCTACTAAATAATAAATCAGGAATTATTCTCTGACTAGATAACAATAATGGAGGAGTAAGATTTGGATGACTAATTATAGAATTTAAATAAGATACAAAATTATTATATGGACTAAAAGTTACTAATCTAGTATTATATTCAGGATGCTCTGAAAGTAATTGTTCTAATCCTTCAGTTTGTTCATTTAAATGTGATAATAAATGTCTTAAATCATCAAATGTACTAAATCTTAAATTAGGTATTTGATAACCAATTTCTCTAAGTCCTTGTAATAAATCTAAAACACTTAATAAAGTTATAGTCCTACCTAATTGTCTATAATATGTACTTAATATTCCATTTTCAAAACTATCAGTTGTATTATTTATAATTAATTCTTCTAAATCATCTACCCTTCTATTAGGATGATTAATTTTTATTTTAGATTCATTTAAATTACCAAATACATCTAATAAAATCTTTTCAAATTCATTTATTTCATAACCAACACTATCTACATTAACACTATTAAATACATTTTTAATATCAGTTATTCCTTTATTATATTCTGATATTAATAACATAAGTTTAGGAATAGTTTTATTTAATCTATTTAAACCTTTATGTAAATCAGAATTAGAATATACTTTATCTAATATATTGTTTATATTTATTTTAGATTTAATTAATCTTTCAGTATAATATTCTATATCTTTATCACTAAACTTTAAGTTTTTTAAAAATTCAGTAAAATTATCATATTTAGATATATTAATAGTTAATATTTCATTAAATTCTAAAGGATTATTTTTATCTTCTGTTAATATATTCTCTAAATAAAAATTTAGAATATCTTTTTTAAAAGTAATATTTAAATCATTAATAGTTGTATTACTTAAATCAAAGTGAGTAGTTTTAAAATCTTTACTTTTTTTAAGTAAAAGTTTATTAAACACTTTATAAATTTGAGTATTTATATCATCTGATTTAATTTCTTTTAATAAACTAGATGTAGCTGATAATTCATTATCTCCTTGTGTTAGAGTAACATAAGGTTTAGAATTATAATTTTTTAAATAACTAATATTTATTTCTCCTTTTTTAAACTTAAATATATCTAATATAGCTTGTCTTACATCAGAGTTTAAATTACTGTTATTCTTTCTTTTATCTACCTTTAAAGGTATTAATATATCAAATTGAGTATTAAGATTTACATCAGTTTTTAAACCTAGTAATCTAGCATTAATATCAATTATCGTATTAATATAAACCTCTTTAGATAGTTTATCCATTTTTGAAATTCCAATTTTACTTAAAAATTCCAATAAACTTCCTAATTTTTCTTTCATATTTTTTTAATATCTTTAATACTTCTTATTTCTTGTTCTGTATAGCTAGTACCAAATATAAAATTATATAAATTTATAAGTAAGTCTAAGTCTTTTTTTTTATTTAAAAAATCAATTAGTTTTTTTGGAATCTTATCAAAGATTTCAAGTTTTTCAACTTTACTTTCTTTGATAATTTTATCCATTTTAACTGCTTTTAAATTCTTATCTCCATACTTATTAATTAAATAACTTTCAAATGTATTATCTATTCCAGTATTCTCGAAATCAAACTGTAAGGTGTTTTGCATTTGCTTTTTGATATTTAACTAAATCTTCATAATCTATTTGTCCTATTCCACTAATATTTAAAGAAGCTTCTTTTTGTTTCATTCTAGGATTACCTAAATGCTTATTAATTTTCTTAATTGCATTTTTAGACAAATTTCTAGAATAAAGCTTATTTAAAGATTCATAATAATCAGCCTGAGCTTTTTTAGCATATATAGTTTTTTCTAATTTTTTAAATTGATTAGAATACATAGTATATCCAGTCCAATTATTACTATAAACTTCACTTAAAGTTATAGTAAAATCTTGAGTATTAGCACTATTAGGATAAATCATGTTTATATCAGTAATTTGTAGCATAGTTTTTTTAGGAACTAAAGTATCTTTTTCAGTACCTTTAAATACTATATGAACAGTATCATAATTATCTTCATTTAGTTCAAACCAATCATCTAAAATAACTGAATTTATTCTTGAAGAAGAAGTATTTTTTATTTGAATTCTTTCTCTATGACTTCCAATACTATATCCTAATATTTTATTTAAAATACTAGTAGAAGGTAATTTTAAATCATCATTACTTTCTACTATTTCAGGTTTAGTAATTGTAGCTACTCCTCCAACATCTACATAATTAGGATTTTTATAACCTCCATTAGAAAATAAATATCCTTTATCTTTTATAAATCCAGATATATCAGAATGTACCATAAGTTGATCATATTCAGGAAATAATGTACCTACTTTAGCCCATTCACCATTAGCATAATGTTTAAAAAATGCAACAGGATCTTCTTTATAACCTTCCATATCTTGATCTATAACAGATTGTATGAAATTATAAGTATCAGATAAAGTTCTATCTACCATAGTATAAGTATCTCTACCAAATATACCATTATGAGCAGTTACTGGTTTTTTTAGATCATGACTAAAAATAGTAAGTAATCCATTAGCCCCTCTTACTTCATCATGTACATAAGGATGAGCATTACTTTCACTAGTTTCACCATTAGTAGCTGCTCTACCATGTATTAGAATTTCATCATTATCTGATAAATTCCAACCTATTAGAGAATCTATAAATACTTTAGGATTTCTATCAAAAAAGCCTTTATTCATTATTAATGTAGCCTCTTTCTTATCATGATCATATTGCTTAACAGCATAACCCCAACCAGATCTATAACTTCTACATAAAACTTCTAAACAACTTTCTAAAAAGGGTTCATTTACTGGAACCCCAGCAGGTTTTAATATTAATAAACACATTTAATTATTGTTTTTTAAGTTTCTAATATTTTAATTATTCTTTTATCTTCATCAAAAACTAATTCATTATTAGCTAAATCATTTTTCTCTTCTTTACTATTTATATCATCTATAAACAAGTATTTTCTTTTCTGAATGTAATCTATCAAACTTTGATTAGTCTTTTTAAAAGACTTCTTGATAACATTATCTAAAGTAAACTCAAAGTTATCTTCAAGTATTTCTCTATAATAATTATCAGCAACATAGCAAAATGCCATGCAAATTTGCACCCAAGATTTAATCTTAGTGTAATTTGTTGTACTAGAGTGATTTCTAAACTCTAGTGTGTAAACAGGTTTAAACTTATCTCCTTTAGTATTAAACATAGCTGGTAAAAAGTTTAACCAAGCATATCTAATATTAGAATGATTATAACCTGCTTTAGCTCCTTGTGGATGGTTAGTAAGCTTATTAGCTTTTCTATCTTGATTTTGACTGCAAAGTATTTTAAATAAAGTAGCATAGTAATTATCTACTCTAAAATTAAAATCTTCAACATTAGTTATATTATTAAAATTAACATTCAAATCATTTAACATAAAACAATAAGGATTATTCCTTCTGCTTTTAGGTAACATATCAAATATTTCATTTTGTAATTTATAACCAAGCTTATATGCAGCTAATACAAAAGCTTTAGAAAAACTCATACCACCGATGTGTACATGAAGACCTGTAGTATTGTTTAAACAACCTCTTTTACTAGCTTGATTACATATTAGTCTAAGTTGATTAAAACCAGCATCACCTGTTAAAACACCTGTAATCCATTCTGGACCATATTTCTCACCTTTAGAGTTAGTTATGCTACCATCTTTTACACAACTTATATTTAACATATCTCTTTTAATAGCGTGAATAGGTATAAATCCATCAGCCATTTCTATTTCTACACCAAAAGTATATTTCTTACCTTCAGTTAAAATATAGCTAGGAGATTTTTTACCTATTTTTATTTCTTGAGATATTGTTAAATTTTTACCACTAAACATGTTTTTAAATTCATTAAATTTAGGATAATCTTTATTTTTTTCTACATAATCTTTATCTTGAAAAATACCTTTAATAAAGTTTTCTACTATACCTAATTCTTTAAAAAGCTCTTCATTGTACAATACGTTAGTATTACTATATCCTTCTTTATTTATATAAGTAACATAAGCATTTAAACTATTGAAATCAACATCTCTAAAATGAGTAAAACAATCTATTAATTTGCCTTTATTATCTAACTTAAAAACAGGAATTGCTGATTTTTTCTCTATGTAAGAATTTAAAATTTCAGAATAAATATAATATCTTTCTAAGTCTTCTTTATTAGCATTTAATTTATCAAGTACAGGTTTAAAAAAAGAATCAAACCCTCTACAAACCATATTTATTTTTTCAATTTGTTTTTCAATCTCCATAATATCTATTCATTAGATTGCTATTTTTTATTTCTTCTTCTTGATGTTTAATTTTTTCAAGTAATAATGAAAAACTTTCATATAAACTTCTCTCTATATCTTGAGATACGCCTTTAAAATCTTCCATTAACATTTTTAACGCAGGTTTTTCTGAAATATTAGTAAATCCACTTTGCTCTGTATATCTAAAATTATCTTCATAATTTTCTAAACTTTCTATAATACTAGATAATTCATTATCAAGCATAGCATTATCTGGTTCTAATAAAAAATCATCTATTACTAAAGCATCATCAGTATTACCAGTAAATACATAAAAAGATTTAGCAAATTCAGATGTTAAATTTTTATAAACAGTTTGATTCCATACAGAATCTTCTATTTCTACTTCAGCTGCTATTATTTCAGTTTCTCTAGCTAAAAAATCTTCTTCTTCAGCTTCATTTTCTTCCATAAATGGATAACCATTTGATTTTACAAAAGGTACTTTTCGGTTAAGCCCAGATTCAACCAAACCATGTCCATCACAAATAGAACATAAATTAGATTCACTATGTATCCATCCTATACCTGTACAATTAGAACAAGCTTCCAATCCTTCATATTTATTTGGGACAGCTGGAGGATATCTCATAGGTGTTTGATTAGAAACAGGTTTATCAGTTTCCCAAATTAATTTTTGTTCTTCTGAAACTAAAGGTCTAATCCATTCATGTTTAATGCTGTTATATTGGATATTGTCTTCAGTTAATACAGAATAGTTAGTAATATTACCACTTTTACAAGAGGCTATAACTTTACATATTTGACCTTCTTTAATTTTAACAACACCCTCTTTATTTTCAACATCATCCATAAACATAACCCAACCTTTAATAAACATAGAATAAGCATTATTATTTTTTTCAAATACTTCTATATTTCTAGAAGAATATGCAATATAATGTTTTCTAATAACTTCTATATGTTCACCATCTTTGCTAGTAACTCTTATCATTTCATCATTAGATATATCTAAAAACGCATCTTTTACAAATACCCAATCACCATAAACAAATTTAGTATCATTTCCAACAGCAGTTTTAAATTTTGTTCTTTGGTCAATCATTACCCACTTATTGATATATTCTTTAAGACCAGAATTAAAGTTAGTTGTAGTATGTTTAACAACTTTACTAACTACTTTAAATTCACTAAATACATATCCATCTAAAACTTGTTTTTCAACTAAGCTTGTAGATTTATACTCATAATTTTCTTTAGCTATTTCAATAGTAGATAAACAATTAACTCCAAAACTAAAAGTAACAGAGCAATTAATTGCTTTTAAGCTACTTTCTGTAGAACTAATATATACATTACCATCATCTTTACATATACCCCAAAATAAAGGTCTTTCTGAATTTCTATAAACATATAATATAGGAGATTTTTTAGTAATATCTGTATATAATACAGCTGTACCACCATCTAATTCTTCAAATATTGTATGATTTTTACGTTTAGCTAATATTTGAGCTATAACCTGAGTATCTGTTTTCCAATCTTTATCTTTAATTAAGCCTTCTTTAGCTGCTAAACTACCTTCATTACTCAAAGTACCATTATGAGCCATTACAAGCCATTCATACTTCATTGGATGAGCATTTGCAGCATCAGTTTTACTACCAGAAGTACCAGATCTAACATGTCCTATTAATAAATTACTAGGTAGTAACTCATTAAATTCTTTCTTAGCAATAAATTCTTCTGCTTTAACACACTCTTTAATTACATTATCTGTAACAGGAGTCCAAATACCAGTTGAATCTTTACCTCTTTCTTGATTATGATAAAAAAGAAATCTTATCTTTTCTTTATTATAATCTGTTTTACCTATAAAACCTATTATTCCACACATGTATTTTTAATTTTTTTATACATTAATTTTTACCAATTCTTTTACTGTAGTCTCTAACTTATATTTATCTAATAGATAAGTAGCTATATCTCTATCATTAGTATCAATAGCTTGAATACAAGCTTCTATATCTGATAAATTATCGAATCTAAAACCATTATTAATATCATCTATTAACTTAAAAGTTTGTTCAAATATATAGTTACAAATATTAATATCTTTAAACCAGAAATTACTTAATGTTCTATACTCTAAGCCAAAGTTTTTAAACCTATAAGCACCTGCTTTTCCATACATCTGCTTTCTTAAATATCCTTTGTCTAGTATAACACTAGGAACACCTAAATATAAATCTAAACCTCTTAAAATAGCTAAATTAGTATCTTCATTAGGATTATCATAACCTATAGCAAGATGACCACCAGCACTTCTAAGATTACCACCAGGAGCTGGAGCTATATTTTCATCAAGTGTCCAAGAATTAAAATCTGGTTCACAACCAAACTCTTGTGCTTTTTTAGTTTTTAATTGACTTTCATCAAAATATAAAGCACTATCAAAACAAAATTTATATTTATAATTATCTAGTTTCTCTTTTTGAATATAATTAAATACTTCTAAGAAACTTTCATAGAATACATTAACATCACTGCTAGGTATAATATTAAATTCTGCTGCTACATTATCTTCTTGATAACCTAACATATCTTTCAACCATATTGGTCTTTTCTTAGTACCACCAACAAGTCCTACAAGACTTGCTGGTTTATTATTACTGTCTAGAGCAAAAAACTCTGGATCACTTCCTAATAATACATTTTTAATAGGAGTTATTTTATTTTCATTTAATTTTACTACTTGCATTTTTAATCTAAATCTTGGTTAATAACTGCATTAATAATTTCATCAATTCTAGGATCTAATAGTTCCTCTGGATGACCTTGAATTCCAAATATAGGTAAACTTTCATGCACAAACATTTCAACTACTCTTTCACTATCTGTTGTACACATAGATATTAATTCAGAAGAATATTTTTTTAAATTTGATAGACTTACAGCTTGATGATGTAAACTATTTAAATCAAAACCTTCTTTACTACCTTTATAAGTACTACTTTTTGTATACATACCTATCCTTCTAGGGAATTGTACAGTAACATTTTTATGTACTATATCTCCTCTATCTTTAGATTGTGGATGAAAATATAAATGTTGTGTTAAAGGACTTCCAAAATATACAGCTAATGTTTGCATACCTCTACATATACCTACAATTGGTTTACCTGATTGTACAATTTTAGGTAAACAATAAGTATCAAAACTTTCTAGTATTTGATTAGGTGGCCATGCCCAAATATGAGGTACTTCATTATATCTAACTGGATTAACATCTGCTCCTCCAGGTAATACAAAAGCATCTACTTCTGTAATAATTTTATCTATTTCAGTATGCTCATTAGGAGATATTATCCTAACTGTACCAAATTGAGTTAAATAATCATAATAAGGTTTAGTTACACCAAAACTGTTGTCTCCAACATTCCAGCCTACAATTGCAATTACTTTTTTTTGTGTTTTATTCATTTTTAAATTGTTTTTAATTATACTTTATTATGTTCAAATAAATCTATAAAGATATAAGGATTTAATTTTATCACTACATAATCATTAGGAGCATAGCTATTTTTACATATATTATACGGTAATATATCTATTATAACTTTATCTAATTCTACTGTACCTGCCGCTAATTTTTTAAATGCTTTTTCAAATATTTCATAAGATTCAACACCTTCATAATACAAAGCATTCATTAATTGTACAACTAATGATAAAGTTTTGTTAGATAAACCTGCTGTTAAAAGCCCATTAAAAGAAATATTAACACTATTATTTTTAGATAAAGAGCTAATAACTTCTTTTATACTAGAAGTAATTTTACCAATACAAGGAGATGAGTAATACCAAGAATTTGATATATCTAATCTTTTTAAATTTAGATAACTAGCATAAAATACATTATAAGTACTATTTAAAGTATAAGTTGCTTGATTGAATTCATCATCTTGTTTACTAGTACCATTATAAAATGGGACATAACTTCCTATAATTGTAGCAACTATAAATATTTGATAATTATCTAATTTTTTACCTGATTCAACTACTTTATTACAAATAGCAGGTATTTGACAACCTGAACTAAATGAATAGATATATCTAGATAGTTGAAATGTAGCAAAATAATGATAATTAGATTTAAAATCTGAATGATTTAATCTTATTAGATATTCTGTTTTATCTGAACAATCTAATGTCATAGGAAAGCCCAATTCTGTACAAAAATCTACCCAAAATTGTATATAATCTGAAGGTACATCAAAACCTGCCATTTTAGATACTTCTTCTATGTATTTTCTTTCTATAAAATGAATAGTTTCACTACAATTATCAAATAAATTATTCATTCTTAAATTTTGAGCACATCCAAAACTATGAGTAGTTACAGCTTTTGTATTTTTAGTAATAGTATGAACTTTAGCTTGATGATACATCTTTTTACTAGGATTATTACCAGCTGAATAAGATACAATATCTCTAATCATACTACCTAAAGCTTGTATTTTAGGTTCTATTTGACTTCTTAATTCTTCTTTAAATGAAATTATTTCATTTGTTTTTTCTTTAGTTAATTCCATATTATCTGTTTGCTTTATCTTTAATTAGTTTAGGAATTTCTTCAATGTATTTTTGAGTAGTAATATCACCAAAACTTGGAGCACTTGCAGATTCTACAATAATCCATTCAGGGTTATTACGTTCCCTACCTTCTTTAGAACCTTGTACCATTACATCAAATGCACAAATATCAAGACCTAAAGCTTGCTGTGCTCTTATACAATCTTCTACAATTAAATTCCAATTATTAGGTTTTTTAAAACTAGGATTGCTTTCTAAAGCCCAAGTTACTACATCATCATGTCTTTGCCAAGTACCTTCAGGTGCATCGTTTCTTAGTAATTTTCTACAAGCATAAAAACAACCATTCTTACTAATATGTAATCTATACTCTCTTGTATATCCTACAAATTGCTCAAAAATATAGCTAGATAGATCTCTATTTCTCATCCAAACTTCTAAAGCTTGTTGATTGTCTAACTTAGTATTACCAACACCTCTACTACCAAAATGAGATTTAGCTATGATGGGGAAAGGTAAATCACTAATACTTCTATCAGCTTCACCTAACGCTATTCCTTTTTCAATCCATCCTCTGCCTCCAATAGAATCATATTTTACAAACCATCTTGCAGTTTTAACACTTGCTCTAGTAAAACATCGTTTCATCAATAACTTACTAGCACTATTTCTAACACCTGTAACACTATTAATTTCAATTCTACTATATAATCCATCTCCAGATGTAGTAGAGCCTAATCTAACTATACTTCTATATGGAAGTAAAGGTAATTCTCTTCTTAATGGACTATGACTAGGATGTCTACTTCTAACTTGAGGTCTAAATCTAGTAGGTATTTTTTTAGTAGGAGCTTTTACTCCAACATTCTTTCTTTTAACTAACATACTTTAATTTTCTTTAAATTTTTAATCTTAGTTTTATATACTTTAGATTCATATTGTATTTCACAATAATTTTTATCTAAAATTCTATTTAATAATACTTCTTTTTTAACAGGTATATTTAAATGCTTATTTCTAATTAATCTATGATGTTTTCCAGGTATTAACTTATAAAAGTAATCAACATTTTTAATTGCTTTAGGTTGACTAGGTTTTAAACCACTTAAATCTACAGGTATTAAACTAATATCTACTTCACTAAGTACAAATCTATAATTTATACCATCTATAGGTATTAATATAGTATCTCTAGTTACTCCATCTTTCTTACAAAGTTTACCATATTCTATTATACAGTTTCTACCCTCAAATACTTGATTTAAAGCTTTCTTTTTAGTTCTCTTATGTCCAAATATATCTATAGATTGATCTACTCTTAAAACAGTTATATTTACATAATTAAAATTAATACCTGTACTTATCCAATCTAATTTATCTATGCTAGTTCTACTATACATAGCTCTGTTAATATCTACAAACTTATTTAAGTTATCTAAAGATACTACTCTAATCTTAGTTTTAGTAGCACCTAATTGAATATATGGAACACCTCGTATTACTATTATATTTTTTAAATCCATTTTAGTTTCTTAAAGCTTGTAAATATTGAGACCAAGTATAACCATATTCATCTTGTTTTTCTTGATTTAATGTAGCATTACTATCATTAGGATCATAATACCATACTTTCTTTCTAATAGTATTACACCAAGAAGTTCTAAAATGGTCTCTACTAACAATAGTAGTTAATATTTGTAATACTTCTCTTAAAGTACAAGCAGGATAATAGTATTTACAAATCATAAATATATCACCTAAACTACGTCTTCTACCCCAAGTAGTTTGTACTTCATGATTATCAACAAAAATAGTATTTTTATATTCACCTTGCTCTTCATCTACTTCATTATTACCATTCCACTCTATAAAGAACTTTTCAATAAATTGAGCAAGAGTTTCCCTTCTAGTTCTTAATGTTCTTTCTAATCTTATAGACCTAGTATAAGAATCTGTTATAATTCTTTCTAAAGTATTTAACATTGTAGTATTATTAGTTGTAGTAGTTGTAGGATTAGTAGGTGTTGGAGTAGTAACTGTTGTAGGAATATCATATACAGCAGTTAAATCTACAGCTCTAATAATAGCTCTTCTTCTATCAGTAGGTTGAAAATCTACTACAGCTCTATTCTTTTTATAATAAATAGATATTATAGTACCTGGTAAAGTTACCCCTTCTATAAGAACATTATACCTTTGAGATTTCTCAACTCTATGATGAACAGTTCTAGTTTTATTTATTATTTTAGTAATACTAAAACCTGGTATTCCTAACATGTCTTGTAAACCTACTTCTGTACCAAATTGTGAATCAACTCTTCTAGTTGCATATAAACCTGTTCTATTGTCTAATACATATAAACAATTACTTATTGTAAATTCTAAAATTTGACTTGTCATTATTGCAATTTTTTTATTTCGTTATTAATTAAGTTTTTAATATAATCTTCTTGTTCTTTTGTGAAGATTTGTTCAGTTTTAGTTTGATTTTGAGCAACATAAGCTTCTTTAGTACTTGGTTTAAAACAATATTCTTTACCTTGAGTCATTTGACCTCCACCATCTTCATAAATTATTCTATAGCCTCCACTAGGATAAGCATCTGTTTTATAAATTTTTCCTATTTTAGTATAAGTAGTCCAACTTTTAGGTAATTCAATACATTCAACATATTCAGGTATTACTTCTTTTTCGTATATTGGTTCAAACCATAAGTCTAATACACCTGCTTGTTTAAGACTTTTTATAAAATTTCCTTCAATAGTAAAAGGACTATTAAAGTAATTATTAATAAATTCTACAGGATTGTCGTAACCATATATTCCTGTAATAGATATAACAGCGTTTACATATTCAGGTTTAATTAATTTATAACCTATTATTTTTTTATTCATTTTAAAATAATTTTAATTGTGTTTTTTGTATATTATTAATTTCTTTTTGTGCTTCTTTTATATAATATTTGTAATTAATATTGTAGTCTTCAAAAGGTTTTTCTACATAATTATTAAATATAGTTACTTGATAACCTGAATTAATAACTTCACTTGTTCCTTTACTATAATACTTTATAAAATTAGCTCCTTTATTAGAAATATAATATCTAACATTCTTTTGTTGTTTTTCTACTATTTCTTTATTAATAAATAAATCTAAATAATGAATTTGTCCATAACTATCTTTAGTAAACTTTTGTCTACCACAAAAATCATATATATTTGTATGATTTCTAATAGTTTGTTCAATAGGTATATTATTAACAAAATATTCTTGTAAAGCTAAAGGAATTATTCTGAATGAATTATCTTTATGATAAGCTGGTTCAGAACCAACTACTTTATCTACTTCAAATCTACCTTTATTCTTAATTTTACCTTTAGTAGTTACAGCTAAGTAATTATTAACATCACCTATAATCATTTTAGAATATTCTACGTATTCTAAAGTTAATTTAGTATCTTGTTCCCAACCTTTACAAACATCATAATATTGGTCTATTAAATCTTTATGTAATTTAACAGTAATACCATCAGTATTAATTTGTAATATTTGTATAAAACTATCACAACTATCAACTAATTCTTCAGCTAATAAACTTAATAATAATTGACCATTAAGAGTAATAGCCATTGTAAATTGAGGATCATATAAAAAACTATTAATATCATTACTTTTACCATATACTGAATTAGCTGCTAATTTAAATCCGTCAGATAATACCATATTACCTTCTTTTTTAGCTTTTAAACGTAGATTAATAATTTCTTGATATATATCTACAAACTCTTGTCCTAAATGCTCTATAAAGAAGTTATTTGTTATTGCTAAACTGGGGTATAAACTAGCTACATCTGCATCTATAATAACATATTCATCATTAGATTCATATACTCCAGATTTTATACAACCATGAATACCACCTGTACCATAATCATATTTAAAACCTTTATATATAACTGATTGTTCAATACTACCTTTAGTTTCAGTTATTTCTTTAAATTTAAAGTAATTTAATAAATTAGTAAATTCTTTAGATTCAAATTTAATATAAGGTAATATAACACCATTTAAAGCTATTTTAGCTCTATGAGTTCGTAGTTTTTTAATATCCCAATAATTAGCTCCAATCTTATCACAATAAAGCTTTAAAATCAATTGTTCACCTATTTTACTATCACTCCAATTTATACAAGGAATATCAAATTGTTGAATTAATGATTTTCTTAGTTCTATTTTAGGTAAAGATTTTTTATAAAATTCATAAGTAGCTAATACATCATTTAAATTGTATTCCAATATACTAGGAATTTCTTCTAAAGTAATATCTTCTCTTGTATGAGAAATAGGCATTTCCATAACATTAGGATAGTTCATACTAATCTCTAATGCTTTTAAAGAAGTACTTCTAGCTGCATTATTGTAATGCCATATTTTGAATAAATCTAATTGATGTATCAACACTTCTGATTCTTTAATAGAAGCAAATTTATAAAATGATTTAGCATTTTGTAATTCTATTACTCTTTGAGCTTCTTCATATATATATTTTATAGTAGATCTCCTTTTATAAGAACCGTCTATTGTTTTTAATATGTAATGAATAATAGGATAATCAAAATTTAAATTATTAAAACCAATTTGACCTTTACATTGTTTTAAATGATTTATAAATTCATCCCAATCGCTTTTATCTTTATGTAGTACATATTGAACTATTTCTTCTGTATCTACATTTATTGCTGTATATGTAAAACAAGATTTTAAAGTTTCTATATCATATACCCACACTTTCTTGTCTTGTTTTATTTCATTCATATTTTATTATGTATTAATTGTTTATTTTATTTTTAAAAATTGTTCATATAAGTAATCTACTAAATGTACTTTATTTGTATTTTCAGTGTACATACTATGAATTGCCCAACTAAGATGACAACCATACCAATTATCTTTATCTCCTAATTTAAAAAAAGTTTTATAAATTTTTTCAGATAAATGTAATAAACAAAACTCAAACCAATGAATAAAAGTTAAATATTTATCATTTTCAAATGCTAAAAATCTTAATTCATCTGTAAAAAATTCAAATTTACAATATTCAGGAAACAACTTCTTACACATCTCAAGTAACTTAACTTTATGCTTTTCTGTTAGTTGTATGCTAGTCATTTAACTTAGTTTTATAGATATAAAAAACAACATCCATCTTAACATAGCCATTGTTATATTATCTCCAGAATTAAAATAAATACCACGTTTTATAGCATTTAACTTATTTTCTTTGTAATCATCACTAAAAACTGTTATAGCTGTTAAAGTATACATTACTATAAATAGCCAAAAATAGCAATTAGCAGTATATTCAATTAATTCATTTGTATTTATATTCATAACTTACTTTTTACTAATTGTTTTAATGCTACACTAGCAGTTACATAGCCAGCTTTTCTTAAATCCATAAGAGATAAACAAGGCTTGTTAATAGTTACATAATCTTCAGCTGCTTTTAAAGTGTAGAATACTAGAGAATTATAACCATCTTGCCTTTTATCTAATATATTATTACACGCTCTAGCAGGAATATCTTTATTTAAATGAAAATTATGTAATATTACTTCAAATAATTTTTGATTTTCATCATAAATATTAACACCATCTTCAGTTGTAAACAAAACAGGTTTAGCTTTAATCCAACTAGATAAAGAATTACCATAATTATTAAACTCTATTTTATTTTTAACAATTTTAATACTATCAATAGTTTGTATAGTATTTTCATTACCTAGTACTAATTGTATAGTATCACCTAAAGTAAATATAGTATTATCACTAAGACGTTTAACTGAATAAATATTGTATTTTACACCTCCATTTAAATGATTATTTATTATATCATCTAAAGTTCTATAAGGTTTTGTTTCCATTCTACCATTATTATTTCTAGCCCAACCTTGATTATCAAAATAAGTCCATAAATCTGTCATACCAGAATCTTGTTTGAAACTTAATATATCATATTCTTCTTTAGGTTTAGTATATAATTTAAAGTGTTCTTCAAATTTAGGATTAGTACAACACATAATACCAAATATACCTAAAGTACCACCTACAGTATTATTAGTACATATTAAATCATGTATAGAACCTTCTTTAACTTTACAATAATGTCTAGGACTAGGATTTAATATGAAAGGTTTTATACAAATAACTTTATCACCATGCTCATATTTAGTTTTAGTCTCTATTGTTTTATCATATAACTTACATATTTTGTTAGTTATAATATCAACATTATCTTCTGTTTCAAGTATGTGTTTTATTTGCTCTTTTTTATTCATTTTCTTCAATTATTTGAGCATCGCTAATAGTAGTAATACTTGTTGTATCAGTAGTTTCAGTAGAGCCTTGTGGTTGTTCTAATTCTTCAGGTTTATTGTCTACTATTTCTTTAGCTTTTTGTTCTATTACTTTTCTCATATGTGTTTGAAACACATCTAAAAATGCTTTAGTATCTGTAGAAGACATTTTGTTATTGTCATTATATTCTTTCATTTCTTCTAAACTCATAGCTTTGAATTTAGCTTCCATATCAAAATACCTTTTCATTATTTTATTATTAACATCTTTAGTTTTAGCTCTAGCTAATTCTCTTTTATTTCTTCTTGTATTACTCATTATTTCTTTTTTAATTTCTTAATACTAACTAATATAAATATACTAGCTAGTACTAAGAATAATATTATTAATTTAACCATTGTTTTGATACATAATTATAATAACAAAACCATAGTACTATTACTATAATATATACAATAGTTAATGATATTATATTTTCTATTAATATACTTAGGTTTTTCTTTTTAAATAAGTCTTTAAGATAACATTCACTAACATGATGTATCTCTTTAATTTTAATATCTATTGAATAAATATTTATATCTAAATCAAATGAAGAAGCTATTAATCCAAATAAACCTTTTTGAATTTTTATTCTTTTGCCTGTAATTAAATCTAAATAAGATATTTTATATTCAAATACTATTGTAATAAATATTAAGAATGATATTATGAATAAGTATAGGAATATCATATTAAAATATGTTTAATTGTTTAATTAAAGAACTATTGTGTACTATAGCATTTGAAAAACTTTGATAACTGTTAGTACAATATATACCATCAAAATAATAACCTAATTCTGTTGTTCCTTTACTAAAAATTCCATGAGTTACTATGAGATATTTTTTAGTATTAAAACCTTCATAATACTTATTAATTTCTTTAGCTATGTTGATAAACGTAGCTCCCCCATCACAAATATCATCTATAATAACAAAGTCTTTTTCAGGCGCGATAGAACCATTTAAAGGTACAACTACTTTATTTAAATTACCATTAACATCTCTATCTTTACTACAAGTAATAATATTTCCTTTATAACCAATTTGTTCAGCTATTTTGTATATCTTTTTACTTGCTCCTGCGTCTGGAGATACTAAGATAAATTCATCTACTTTAGGATTTCTACCATGTGTAAAGCCACATAAGTCTTGAATAGTAAATTTAACTAATTCTAAATTAGAAACTTTCTTAAAGTTATTAATACAATTATCTAATACTAAACTATGAGAATCAATACAGGTAACTGATTTAAAATTTAAAGAATTAATAATAGGAGCTAATACAGATTTAATATAATAATTACTACCTTCTTCAAATTTATTATCTTGTCTACCATCTATAAAAGGTACATATAAATGTATTTCTTCTACTCCTAACTCTCTTAAAGATGCACAAGCACACATTATAAGTTCTAAGTCAAGAAAGTTGTTTAAACGTGATTTAATTATAACTATACATTCTTTATGTGTTAATATAAAATCTCCTTCTAAACAATCATTTTTATCAATAATAATATTCTGCTGTCCCGAAGGAAATTTACTGATTTTGTATTTAATATCTGATTTATCAACATCAACTAAATTTAAGTTTTTCATAATTATATTTTATTTAATCTTTCTCTAATTTCTGTTAAAGAAGTTTGGTTAAAGAATTTACCATCTTCATAGATTACTTGAAGTACACCATAAGTTTCATCATAAAGTGAGCACTCAGTAACAACATAATATTCACCATTTGCTTTTTTATGTACAGCACATAAACCTTTTAAAGATTTCTTACTACCATCATCTGTAATAGGATCTTTGTAGATGTTGTAAAATTTAGTTCTAATACCCCATTCAACACTTTCAGGAGTAGCTAAAAATTCTTCTTCAACTTCAAACCAAGCACCTTTAGCAGCAAATCCTAATGTATCTCTAGTATTATACTGATAAGTAAATGAACCTACACCTAATACAATATTCGTTGAAGCAAATCCTTTAGCAGCTAATCTTTCATAAATTTCACGCTGTCTATCAGGTGTAATACTATCACCATATATAGCACCAATATGTGGATCAAGAACTTTATATCCTTGTTCATTTACTGTACCACCAAAAATATCCCAAAGTAATTCTATTACTCCTTTATGTTGAGGTAGCCCACTTACTTCAATTGGAGTTTTACCATGTTCAGAAGACTTTTCTAATTTATAGTATTTACCATCAGGACTTGGTAATTCTCCACAAATAATATCTACAGGATCTCCTGAATCAGGTCTAATTACTAATTTACCATCACGAGCCATAATAGCTTCTTTATTAGCTGGCAAATATTCAGTAATAAGTTTCCATAAATCAAATGTATCTGATACAATACTTAATATTCCTTTAGGAAATATCTGTAACCAATCAGTAATCATTTGTTGTTCACCTACTGTAAAGATTTTAGTAGTACTAACACTATGTTCAGAAGCATTAACACTAAATATAGGCATTTCATCTTCACCTACTCCGTAGAAATATCTACTTGCAGGTATAACAGGTAATGTATCACTACCTTTAAATGATGTAGCATGTCCTAATCCTATTAGATATTGACTCATTGGGTCTAATCCACGAGCAGAGAAATCATGGCACATAAAATCCACTAACCATAAATTCTTCTCATCAGTTTTCATAACCCATTCTTCAGCTTGTCTTCTATACAATTTAGCAATAGTAGCTGCTGTACTAGGTTTCCAAGCTAATGAAGAAACTACAGTTTCAAGATATAATGTTAACCATGCAAATCCATCTACTGTATTTACAAAAGTCATATGAGGAATATTAGGATCAGTTTCAATACCTTCAGGTAATGATTTAACTTTAATAGGTAAATAACCTAAATCCCATAGTTTTTCAAAATGTTTACCATCATATTCCATACCTAAGTATAAAGACATATCTTTAACAAATTGAAGTGCAGTATCTCTATTATCCCCATCACGTTTCATAAAGAAGTTTTCCTCAAACTCATCATGTAACCATTTCCAAACTAATTGTTGACCAAATGATACAATTTTAGTAATACCTTTTGGAGCATGTTTAACACTTCTTGGTATCCAAGTACCATATAATTTAATTGTTCCAGGAGCTAACATAGCTTTATGTCCAACTTTATAACCATCGCTTAAATATAAGCTGTTTATTTTAAATCCCATAATTATCCTATTTCATCTAATTGTTTATTACTTTCTTTAAATCCTCTATATTGATATAGAGCTGATTCTAATATGTCTAAAGCTTCATTTAATCCACTTCTATCACATAAATTAATATTATAATATATTTTACCATTATTACCATAAGGTAAAGCTATTGGATTGTTATTAATAGCATCTATTGGTATTTTAACTTTCTCACAATATTCTTGTATTTCAGAAAATCTATCAGTATTACAAGCTGTAAATACTACAATATAAGCTCCTGTATAATGAGCTAATTGTAATAATTTAATAGTTCTTTGTATATCTTCTTCATTAAAATTTTCTCTATATGCAAATATAGTATCATCAAAATCAGTAGATATAATTATTTTACCATGTATTTTCCATTCTTCAAATAATCTCTGTGTATATTTATTTTTAATTATACTCATTTTATTAATTTAGTTGATTTAACATAACACATAGTTGTATATACTTTAATACTATCATAATACTTAATACATCCTTCATAAGGGTTTAAATTAGGCATATAAGGATATATTTGATATAAAGTATCTTTACTATTATCCCAATAAGTTATTTCATAATCATGATATACTATTGGTTTATCTTCACAACTACTAAATAATAGTATTGTTGCAATTAATATTGTTAAGATTTTTTTCATATTATTTCTTTTTAAATTGTTCAATCAATTCATTAAAATTATCTTCTCCTGTTAATTGAAAGTTTCTACCTGTTTCAAAAGATAACTTCATATCTTCCTCACTATACATTCTTTCTTGTGCTAATTTATAACCATTTATAAAAGCTTTTTTTTCAATATCTTGAAATCTTTCTAAAAATAATTTATTGTTAGGATATAATCTTTCAGCAGCTTCTTCAAGTGTTTCTTGCTTTATACAATTAGGATATATACAATTATTATTTAAAGTACAAGATTCTCCTTCTTTCTTAATCCCATTTTTATTACAATTCATATATCAAGTTTTAAATTTGAAATATATCTTTCTTTAGGATTATCAAATGATAAACTTAATTTTTTATCTAAAATACCAGCATCATAAGCTTTATTTATTTCAGGTATTAAAGAAGTTGATTGAGATAATACTGCTTCACATATTGTAATCTTACCATTTAAATAAGATTGTGTATGATTATCAGGTTCTACTTCTCTTTGATGTTTTAACTCTTTTAATCTCTGTTCAAGTTTAGTTTTATTTATTATGATATATTCCATGTTATTTTATATTAGTTAATGGGTAAGATTTTAAGATAGAATTTTTGTTTACATGACTAAGAGTATAAAATTCTTTATCTCTAGTAACTGTTGCCTTTTTACTTGCAGCCTTTAATGCAGCCTCTACATGAAGTTTAGCAAATTCTATAATTTTATCACACTTCTTTTTTAAAACTATATTTTGAAATTCGCCTTTAAAAAATTCTTCTGCTGTTGGTATTTTGCTCATAATTATTTAATTTTATTTCTATCTAAAGATATGTTTTTACAAAATCTTATTTCTTTATTATTTAATGTCCAAATTTGACCATTATCCATAGCACAAGTAAATAATAAATTATGTTCTTGTGAATAATCTATAACTAAGAAAGCATAACCTTCCATATTATCTGATACTCTAAATATAGGTATCATTGGGTTAAGTTGTAGTATCATTTAGATTTTACAATTTCTATTAATTTTTTAAGACATTCAAGTTCTGCTTCTTCATAAGTATCAAATACATCAAATATTTTATAATCTACCATACCTATAATTGTCATTATATCATAAGTCCAATCTTTATCTGTATTTTGCATAACTATTTGCCATAATCCACACTTCTCTCTAAAAAATCTAAATGCTTGTTGATAAAGTGGTGCTAATATTAATTTACCTGTATTTGTTGATGTTGAATGTGAATGAAGTTCATATAATTCGTTTGGTTCAATATTATTGAACAAACCAAAACAAGGTTTATTAAACCCCAATTCTTTTAAAGCTAATGCTTGCTTGTAAGGTATAAATTCTTTTTCCATTTTTTTAATTTAAAATATATATCTTATTGTGTTCCAAGGTATAATACTATCATGTATTTCAACCCATTCTTTTATGTAATTACTTTTTAAATTATGTTTATATCTAATATTATCTCCACCATATTGTGATATTTTAGATTCTTGAATATCAGGAGTCCATAATAATTCTTCACCTGTTAATTTATTAGCTAAATTATATTTATGTTTATTCTCATTATGAGTTAAAAATATAACTTCACATTTAACTATATCTTTATAATCAACATAAGTATTAACCATTTGAAATAAATCTTCATAATCTTTTAACCAATTATCATAAACAATAACAGGACTAAAGTTTATATGTACATCATAACCAGCATCTATAAAAGCATCAATAGCTTTAATTCTATCAATTATTTTAGATGTATTAGGTTCTAATTTATCAGATATATTTTGAGGCATTAAACTGAATCTAATTCTAATTTTACTTTCAGGATTAAATTTAGTTAAATTAGGATTAACATATTTAGTAGCTAAACTACCCATTGCTAATGGATGATTTTTAAAGAAATCAAATATTTTTTCCCATTCATGATATTTAGCATGTAAAGCAAAATCTTCATTACAACTTATATCATAAGTTATAAACTTTTCATGAGTTTGATTAGGTTTATCTACAATAGCAAACATTGAATGATTATTAATTTCAGTTAATATATTCATAGTATTTTTTGCTATATCTAATCCTTCAAATTTATGTCTTTTCATATAACAATAAGAACAATTATATAAACAACCATAACCAAAACTAGGACTAATAAAATCTGTTGACCTACCACTAGGTCTTATAATCATAGATTTTCTTATAACTTTTTCTATCATAATTTAATTATTTGATATACTTTATCAATTGTAGTCCAATAAGGTTTTTTATTTTTATTATAAATACACCATAAACCAATTCTATCTAATTTTGGTTTAGCTTCTGGTTTTATACATGCTTCATATAATTTATTTTGAAACCATACAATAGGATATATTGTATTTTTATCCCATTCTTCATTTAAAGATTTACCTATTTTATATTTATTACCTTTAAATTCCCATTCTTCTTGAATTATATTTTTCATAATTTAATTTATTAATATTTACTAATACTACAGTTAATCAGACTGTATTGCTAGACAAGCTAGATTCTCTTTATAATAAGAAGCAATATGAAAGCACTTATTAAATGATATGTTAAACTAAGTATTAGTAGTCCCTTTTAAAGACTGTTGTACTCAAAAAGAGATTTGAACTCTTACACCTTACGGCACTAGTTTCTAAAACTAGCGTGTCTACCAATTCCACCATTTGAGCATTTTAGTGGAGCTGGAGGGAATCGAACCCTCGTCCAAACAATTTATAATTAAAATTTCTACAAGTTTATTATAGTTTTATAACTATACGAATCTTAGTAATTTATTTAGATCTTTCTAGGTTTTACTAAACCTATGCACTCAGATAACTTAGAGTTAGTTTGTTGTTTATTAGACTAATTCTAATTCTTCTGCTACAACAGCAGGAGCTAAATCAGCTACAAGAGCTGAGATTGCGGACTTAGAAGTAAGATCTGCTACAGAACCTACTTCAGAAATAATGGTATTGCCATTTGAAAATATATAACCATGTATTAAAGTGATAGATTACATCTCACTACTTGCTTAATTACCTATACACTTGCTGTCAAAAACCAGTCAGCCCCATATAATTTAAAAAAAGGCTTCTCACCTTATTGTATGTTACAACTTCAACATATAAGTTCTATCTTTAATCTAATTATTTATGTTCTTTAACCCAATTCATTATTTGTTCTAAAGCACCAAATTCAGGATTAATAAAACCTGTAACAATGGTATCTAAATGGCATAAAAACACTAATAACAGTATAAATCCTATTATTAATTGTCCTAATCTTATAAAACCTAATCCTGTTAAAAAATCTATATCTTCATCAAACCATTCTTCATCGGATTTGTTTTTATTTATAAAAGATAGTATAAGTATAAAAGCTAATACACCACATAATAGATATAAAATACTATTTACTACTTGTTGTTTTACTAATATAACATATACATGTTCTGCTCCTACTTTTAATGCTCCAGCAATACCAACTAAACCTGATTTTAAATTAGTATATAATTGTTTACTAACACTAGAAGTATCTATTGTTTTAGCTGTATTAATAACATTAGTTTTTAAAGTATCTATTTTATTAGATACACTAGTTATAGTTTCTGTAACTAAATTTGATTCTTTACTATAAGTTGTTATTGTAAAGAATAACATTAAAATTGTTAGTATTTTTTTCATATTTTTTAATCTTGAGTTACTATTACTAAATTAGATTCTTTAGGTAATTCTACAGTTTCACCTGTATATGCTAGAGCATAATTATTAAACTTTTCAATAGGATTATCTCCTTCTTCTAATTCAATAATACAAACAGGACATTCAATTGCTTTACCAAAAGCTAATTGCCTACCTTTACTTCTTGAAAAAGGTAATCTATATATAGGATTCCATTCAGCATCTCCTATTCTTATAGTATTACCTACTTGTATACCACTTATTGTGGCTCTACGACCATTTTTATCTGGTTCTGTTCTAAAATTAAATGTTTTTAAATCATTCATTTTTTTATTTTTGTGAGTTGAGTTATATAAAATAGTCAAATTATTATAAAATATAAGGGCTTTTACACCCTTATATTTCTCCGAACCAACACTAATCCCCGCAGACTAGTATTTTAAGCTTTTCCTAATACTTTCTTTTTAGCAGATAGTACTTCTTCATTGTTAGCTGTAGTATCTTCTACCATTTCACCAACTAGTTTAGTATGCTTACATTGACTTTCAAAATCAACTGTAGTATTAGAATAGATAGTTTCACCATCTTCTGTTACAAAGATAAATGTTTTACCATCTTTAACAATTTGTTTAGGCTTTTGAGTGATAGTCTCACCATCAGCATCAATATAAGTTCTAGCAGTAGTAGTTTCAGTTATTTTAACTACTAATCTATCACCATCTAAAGACGGATTTAAAATATTTAAGTTCATTGTTTTACCAACTTTTAAATTTTTAACATCAACGTCAAAATATTTTTCCATCATTTTAGCTGTAGCATTTGTCCATGCTCTTCTAGCTTTAGAGGTAAATCTACTATCATCAGCATTTAACATGCTTAATAGGTTTTTACCTGTTCCTTCACCCTTAATAATTTGGGCTACTTCAATTTCAAATTTGCTACCTGAAACTGCTCTTACTCTTGTAAGAAGTGTTTGACCTTGTTCTAATGTTTCTAAAGATCCTGTGTTTAACTCGTTCATTTTGTGTTTTTTTAATTAATTTGTAATTGTTTGTTTGTTGTTTCTAGATTTTCTCTAATAATTTGACTAAATTTAACTTTTTTATCAATCTTTGTATATATAGTGTGATTAACCACTACATTAACTCCACGTCTTTTAGTGTGGATTTGGTGTACTTCAGTTTTGTATTGCGGTGAATATATATTAGCAAATAATGTATTAGTTTCTTTATTTCTATACACTATTTCCATTTTAAGCATATCTGACCATTCTTGTTTAGATTTACCACTAAACATACTTGTAGCTAATGGTAAGTTATCAATAAGCTTTAAAGCTGATTGTATATGACTTAATTCCATATGTCTAATTTGTATATTATAGTATGTATCTTTGCCATCTACAACTTTTTTACATCTCCAATTTTCATATCTAAATTGTAATGATTTAGGTATAGTTTTAGAGAATACTTTAACTTCTTTGTTTAGATTTTCACGCATATTAAGATATGCTTGGCTTGGTTTGTAAGGTTCTTTGTACATATTATTTAGGATTTTGTTTGTTATCTTCTATTAATTCTTTAGTACAAGCTATTAGTTCAATTATAAATATAGGACTTAATAACCATATAACAAATGCCCAAATTACATCAGTAAATGTATCAAAGCCTTTATCAAATATGTGTATTATTCCTAATATATATGAAGCTATAAGCCATATAAATACTATTAATAGTAATACGATTTTAATTGTTTCCATTTTGTTAAGTTTTTAAAAGGTTTTTAATTAGTTTTACCCATCCACAATTTATAGAGGCTTTGGACTCTTAATGTATTTATACATTAGCTGTGTTAGTAAAACTACAACAAACAATAGATAAACTCTTATATATAAGTGCACTTATATACAATACTAAAGATATTCATTAGTTTCTCAGGCTAATTTTTTCTTTTATATTACAGTTGAGTCTGTAATTTGTACTTCTCTATTATTTGTTGTAATAGCAACATAAGGAGTTTGCCACACCACTGCTTCTACTCGTAGTCTACAGTTTAACCACAAGTGCCTACCATTTCCCATTTATTTACTACATTAATGGAATACTCTCAGCTTAATTTTTAAGTTTTAGTTTACATAATTAATTTTAAGCCATATACCACGCTTAATATGAGCATACTCAGGCTTAGTAATAAGTCTATAAATAACTTGCAGTAATAAGTATATTCATATTTTATACAATTGTATGCCTACAACTGTATGACTTCATAAACTGTTCCAGTTATTGTTTGGAACAGCACTTTAAGGCATAGGACAATTGCTTGCCTATATTGTGTTTTACACCTAAAACTTTGAATGAATAGATTGTTCTAATTCAGTTAGTCACTTAGTAATAAATACTAAGCCCGAATTAGTTCACAAGAGCTATCTTATCAAAGAAACTGGTGTCCTCAACATCTTGGAATGTTATTGAGTTTTTTATTTAAGTGTACATTTATAAAAGTAATAATAATTTGTTATTATTTACAACTTTTATTTTAGTTACACAACAAATAGGAAAATACCAACTGTATTGTCTTTTCCCTTTACCGTGACATCCATTATCGTGAGAACTTATTTGACCATTAGGTCTAGTAAATATTTTCTCATCAAATTGGATAGCTAGTTTACTACAATCAGCTGTATAGCCTATGATTGTACCTGTTTTACCTTCATATACATCAGTATACCAATGTCTACCTTTTACATATGAAAGGGATAAAGCTTCTTTAGTTAAAGAAACTCTATCACCAATTGCTAAAGTATTCATTAGAATAACTCTTTTAGAAGTTCTTCATAATATCTCAATTCTCTGTCCAACAATTGCTTTTCACATTGTTTACCATATAGGTATTTAGCTGAAACATTAGTAGACGATTTAGCAGTTTCAATTGCTTGATTTAAAGCAGCTATTTGTTTTTTACATTCAAGCACTTCTTTTTGGAAGTCTAAATGTTTTTCTTCAGCTACTAAAATGTTGTTTGATTTAGCAGTTTCTTCTGCTGTTTGGTTTAATCTGTCGATGAATTTCATATTGATTTTTATTTGTGGGTTTTTGTTTATGCTATAAATAGATTAATGTAGAGTTTTGTGATTAGTTAAAGTTAATAATAACTCAAGGAATATTATAACAACATATTCCTGAGCTATTAATAACAATACATTAAGGGGTATTACCACCCCATATAGTATATTGGGTAAGTCACACCTTCACTCACCTTAGTACCAGCAAACTCTAATGTTACAGTAGAACCTTTCAGTTTCATCAAAGTCAGCATCTTATAGTCTGTCTTGTAGCCTATAATACACCTAATTGAACTACCGTCTGATACAAATGTACCAAATACATAGTCTTTCACATAGTTAAAACTTGTGAAGGTGGCGTTAGCCACAGAACCTGTCTTTAACTTAGTAAAGTCTACAGGTTTAATTGTTTTTGTTGAAAATTTCATAATACGGGTTATTTGTTTCGTATCATAATGAGAGGGGGCTGTTTGATAGGCTAGTATCTGTAAATATTTATACAATATTTTTAAAAATACAAAATAAAAATTTATAGTATCTGTAAATATTCATATAAAACTTTTTTAAAAAAATTTTAAAAAAAATTATTCTAACTGATTTATAATAAGTTAGCTATAAATGCTAAAAATAATTGCTAAAATATTTGGAAGTTAAATTTATATTGTATACCTTTGTCTCAATTAAATAAGATGCAACTTATTTAGGAGTATTAAGTCCCAAGAAATGTAATAGGTTATGGAAAATACCTGGAAATATTGGGTCGGGGTTTTAAGGATATGACCACTTAATAAGACTAGATAAGCCAAGATGGACCTCAATACTTTGCTATTGGGGGAAATCCTTTTATTTATTTATAAATAAGCTAATATTAGCTAGTATATTATATATTAAGCTAATAGGTAAGGTAATTGTGTTAGATTGATTGATATGTTGGAGATACCTATAAATACTACTAAAGATAAGATATTTGAGCAATATCTATATATAATAAATCCTGTTTTAAATAAGAATAAGTTAACTGATATAGAGGTTAAGGTATTAGCTAAGTTATTGTATGTTTATCATATGTATATTTCTCTAGGAAGGGAAAAGGCTAATATGATTGTATTTAATGCTGAAACTAAGAAAAGGATTAGAACTGCTATAAGTAGTGAACTTGGTTCTATATTTAGTGTTAATAGTTTTAATAATTCTATTTCTAAGCTTAAAAAGAAGGGTATGATTAAAGATAATACTATCTTAATTAAAGTGCCTTATAATGAAGGTGAGATAAAAATTGGTTTTAAATTAAAGATAAATGAGTAATTCTTATTCTCCTATAACTAATGATGTATTGGTTAAGAAGATTATCCAAGAGATTGCTGATAAGTATAATATACCTTATTTTGTAGCTGATAGTATATGGCAAAGTCAATTTAAGTTTCTTAGAAGCTATATTAAGGATATTGGTAATATTGAAAATTTAGAGTTTGAAGATTTTAAAATTGTTATGTTACCTAAGTTAGGTAAATTTCATCCTGGGCCCTCTAAAGTAAAGTATTATAAGACTAAAGCTAAGAATAAATTAATAAATAAAGAAGATGATAATAGCAAAGAAAATGGTTGAACCGTTACATACGGAATATGTAGCTAATAATATAAGAGCTATTAAGGGGGTTGATGTAATTACTGATGATCCTAGTGAGATTAAGTTTTTTAGTGATTATATTATACTTTCTTTTAATATAGAATATAATAGGAAAGATACTATGGAAAATGATTTGACTGGTATTGATGAGAATATTCTATCTAATATTATGATGAAAGAAAATTGTCTTGTACCTAAAGATAATTGTTTTATATATACTGAAGTTAATTTAATTGATAAAGAGAAGTATTATAATTGTACTATAAAAATAGAAGATGATATATTTAGTATACCTTGTAGTACTGAAGAAGAGCAATTAAGAATATTTGATGTATTGTGTTTATGGAAAATGAATATGCTAACAAGCTAAATGAAATATTTCAAGGTTGGAAGAATTTAATATTTGAAGACCCTGAAATAGAAAAGATAGCTAAAGCTAGAGCTGAGATATGTGCTAGTTGTGAGTTTAATATAAAGAATAAATGTACTGAATGTGGTTGTCCTTTGATAGCTAAGACTAGAAGTTTAAAATCAAAGTGTCCACAAGATAAATGGGAGAAATAAATAAATAAATATATGAGTAAGAAAGAAGTAAATTTTGAATGTATTGGTAAAACTATTTTAGTAAAACCAATTAGTGAAGTAGCTGGGTTAGACCTTAGCTTTATGAAAGAATCACCTTTAGCTATGGAAGTATTTGGTGTAGGAGATGAAGTTACTAAAGTATCTGTAGGAGAAATGGTAGTTTGTATAGGTAGTTTCTTAAGTCTTAATATTGATGATATTAAGTATTTCCAGCTTTATGAGTCCCAAATTATGGGTAAAGTAAAGAATGGTGGTAAAGTTACTATTAATAACCCTGAACCTGCTAGTCAATTCTAATGAATACTAAGATATTTGATTTAAAAGATAATCAAGTAATAGTTAAACCTGAGAGCTTATTGATTTATCCCTTTTCTAATATTTGGAAGAGGGATAAGTCTAAGACTAAAGAAATAGCTCATAAGGAAATTAAGTATATTTGGTTCTTCTCAGATTTTGATAGTCCATATTTTGAATATGATGATACTGAGAAGGCTCTGTTAATTAAGGAGCAAGTATTGGAAGATACTAAATACAAGCCTGATAGTCTAGTACTAGAAGCTATAGAAGCCTATAAGAAGCTTAATTTAACACCTAGTATGAGGATGTTAGATGCTATTAACTCGGCTATATTTAAGATGGATGCTTATTTTAAAGATGTTGATTTTAGTATGGATGGTACTGAAATAGATAAGGTACAAAAGGCTGTAATGAATATGCCTAAAATGATGCAATCTGTTAATGAATCTAAAGAGATTTGTAAAAAAGAGCAGGCTTCTAGTGAGAGAGTTAGAGGTAATGCTGAATTAAACATGTTTGAGGATTAATATGAAAGATAAATATTACTACACACCTACAATTGAAGAGTTTCATGTAGGATTTGATTATGAGTGGTTAAGAAATACAGAGTGGATTAATTTTAACATTTATAATCATATAGAATTGATGGCTATATTAAAGGCTTATAGAGAAGGGAAATTTGAAGGTATTAGAGTTAAATACCTAGATCAATCTGATATAGAAAGTTTAGGCTGGGTAAATGGTGAAACACACGGTGTAAGTGGTTTAGTATTTAATTATGGGGATAAAAATGATAATTGGCAAATATATCCAAATTACGATGTACAGTTTTATGCTATATACAGTATTACTGGGATAATATTTCAAGGCTTTATTAAAAATAAATCTGAACTTAAAAAATTAATGCAACAATTAGATATTAAGTAATGGAAGAAGAAATTAAAGAAAGTTTAGACTTAGATTTAAATAATTTATTCTCTTTAAGGGGGAATGGCTATATTGATATGCCTGATAAGTTTACTAATACAGAAGAATTTCAAACTGAAGCTACTTTCTTTAAAAAACATGGAGTATATACTTTAAGTCCTAAAGGAACATATCAATACATAGAATATTGGAAAAACCAAAGAGAGAGATGTTTAAATGGATTTACTAATAGTGATGGACTTTGGATACCAGGTACATACTATTTCTATTTAAACTTTGTACAAATAAAGCTTAATATAAATAATAAGAAAGGTAAAGGGTTTCCTAAGTTTTTAGACTTAGACTTTCTTTATTTTCAGCTTATAGATTACTGTAAAAAGAATCAAAAATCCTTAACTGCTGTTAAAGGTAGGAGGCAAGGATGGTCATATAAAGCTGCTGCTTTAGGTAGTCATGAATTTAATTTTAGTAGAGATAGTTCTACTATAGTAGGTGCTTATCTTAGTAATTATTCACAGAATACTATGAATATGATACTAGATAATTGTAACTTCTTAAATAGACATACTGCTTTTGGTAGACAAAGAAACCCTGATACTAGTGATAATATACAAGCTAAATACCAAGCTGTTAAAGATGGTAAGAAGTTTTGGAAAGGTTTAATGTCTACTGTTCAGTCTATTACATATAAAGATAGACCAGGAGCAGGTGTTGGTAGGTCCGCTGATTATCTTATCTTAGATGAGGTAGGTATATTTCCTAATATAATTGAATCTTATGGTTTATCTGAACCTCTTATAAAGGATGGTAGTGTATATACTGGTGTATGTATAATGTTTGGTTCTTCTGATAGTATGGATACAGGTAGTATTCATTTTAAGAAGATATTTACTAGCCCTAAAGACTATAATATGCTAGGTTTTAAAGACCCTAAGAACTCTGAAAGGATTATAGGTTTCTTTAGTGCTGCATATTTTGGTAGATGGGGTAAATGTAGAGATAAGAATAGTATTTATTATGATCAAGAGCTTGTAGATAAAGATGGTAATAGTAATGTATTAGCGGCTATAGCGGATATATTGTATGAAAGAGATATTAAAAAGAAATCTCCAGACCCTAAAGTTTATAGAGATTTTGTAACTCAGTTTCCTATTTATTGGGAAGAAGCCTTTTTAATAAGTGCTAAGAGTCCTTTCCCTACTTATTTAGCTGAAGAAAGACTTGCTCAATTAGAAACAACTAGATCAATTACTGATAGTATATTGACTGGTAAAATGGTTTATAAAGATAGAGTAGAGTTTCAAGTAGACTTTGATGCTGAACCTATCTTACAATATCCTGTTAGTTCTGATATGAATAAACTAGATGGAGCTGTTCAAATATATGAACCTCCTTATCAAGATAGTCCAAGTTATGGAATCTATATAGCAGGTATTGACCCTTATGATGATGATCAAGCAGATAGTAGTACTTCTCTAGGAAGCATTCAAATACTTAATACTTTAACTAATAGAATAGTAGCTGAGTATACTGGTAGACCACAAACAGCTAAAGAATTCTATGAAGTATGTAGAAGAATGTTAATCCACTACAACGCTATGGCTTTGTATGAAAATAATAAGAAAGGTTTATTTACTTATTTTGAGCAAAAAAACTCTACTTATTTACTATGTGATACACCTAAGATATTGAAAGACATGCAGATAACTAAAATTAGTTATGATGCTGGAAACAATGCTAAAGGTGTAAATGCTACTAAAGAAGTTAATAAGTATGCTAGAGAATGTATTAAGACTTGGATGTTGGATGCAGCTTTTTCTAGTACTGAAGAGGATTATATTACTAATACCCATACTATTATGAGTATTCCTTTGCTTAAAGAGATTATATATTGGAATATTC